ACTGTAGAATTATCTAGAATTGCCATAGTTTAATATGTTATTTTGGTATAAATATATATATTTTATTATTTTTTAATTAAAATGAACCTCCATCAAAAGTTCCCATATCAATTAATTTTTGTTTTACTTCTTTAGTAATAACGTCAATATTTTCTAATATCGCTGGGTTTACATTTTCCGGGATGATAAATCCTAAAGATGTTTCTCCTGGGTCTTTATCAAATGTCAATACTATATTATTTTCGTCTTTAACTCGTTTTAAAATTAAGAACTTATCTATTGTACTATTAAAATAATTAGGAATGGCTAGATTACTAGGAAGAGTTGAAGATAAAATCAAATTCAATCGACCAAAACTATCTTTATAAGAATATATTATAATACTTTCAAATACTTTTGGTTGATTATTTGTTGTATAGTGAAGAACTAAAACATCCCCTGATGATGGGTTAAAATCATATGTAATACTTCTATATGTATAATATAATGAGCTTTCATTTTTTGCAACATTAGGGACAAATTGGTATCCAACTACACTACTTAATTCTGAATTTAGTATTATAGTGTTACTACTATTAGAACCATATATAAAAGGAGAAGTTGAATTAGTAATATTAGGATATGTACCAATCATACTAACATTTTGTTGATTAGTTAATATACCACCAACAGCTACACTTGCAGTGTAGTTTATTGGATTTTGATTACTTTCAACAAGTTCAAAACTTATAACATCATTCTTTTTAAAATTTTGGAAATCCGTAGATAAATTAAAATTTAATTTATTAGCTAAAGTAGTATCAGTAGATATTTCTCTATATTGAGTATATGATTGAAAATCATTATTTACATCATATACTATTGTGCCACTTATATTACCAATTGGAGACGCTGTTAATATTTGGTTATAATCAGTATCAGTCATAAAATATACTACTGGATTTGTTCCACTATATACTTCAATATTATTAACTATAGATGTAGTAATTGAACTATACATTGTTACTTTATAAAAAGTAGTACCTGAAGAAAGTGATCTACCTGTAGATACTCCAGTAGTTCCATCTATTATAGTTACTGTTTCTGGAAGAATATATACTCCGTCTTTAGTAAGGTAATTATCTTGTAAAGGTCCAACATAACTGTATGTAACTTTTCTAGATGTATAATCTAATTGTTGACTGTTTAATAAGCTACCATTCTTTTTAATATTATATTGGTACGATACTTTATCTCCAATATTAGGTATAGTTAATCCAATTGTAAATGCTGATGAGAATTGATGCGGACCGTCAGTATCTACAGTGTATGATGAGAAGCTTGTAGGTGTTAAACCATTGTCTGAGTAGTTAAAATTACCATTAGAAGTTGTATCTGGTATGTCTATAGATTTACCAAATAAACTATATACATTATTATTAACTATAGGATATACTATTGGGGTTCCTCCTTTTATTAGGCCGCCTTTTGTAGTAACTTTAAACTGTTTTACATTAAATGAAGTATCAGGAGTGTATTTAAAGTATAATTTATCATTTGTACTATTATATAACATAGGTGAATAATCGTATCCACTACTATATATTAATTTACTTCCATTAACTACTTTCTGATTAGCAAATTTTTGGGAGTCAAATAAAGAAACAATTCCTTTAGTTCCTGTTTTGAACATATTCTGAATATCTACCCAATATTTATTTCTCTCATTTAATTCAGTTAAGTTACCATTTATATCAACCAAATATTTTATAGCTACGTTATTCTTTTGAGGAGATATTAAAAAATCATTATCTTTAATTTGGGTAAATATACCTATTTGATTTGAATAATTATCAATAGCTGCAGTTTTACCAAACGAATTATCCCCAACCCAAACAGAGGATTGGGAAGAATAAGTATTATATTTCAAACTAGTTAATTTTGTTCCTTCATAACGAGAACGTTTATGTCCCATTAATGTAGCATAACTATCTTGTAATTCAACACTTGAAGATATTCTAGTACCACTATCTAATACTTGAGAAGTAGAGTATATGTTTTCTATTTTAAATCTTGATTTTGATTTTAAATTAGAAGATACATTATTTAATACAACATTAAAATCAGTATTTTGAAATTGATGCAAATCAACATTTCCAACATTAAATAAGTAAGGATTTGGATTTGAATTTTCGTAATAATTATTAATATTTAAATATGAACCTAAAATTTGTCCTGTATAAAATGAGGATTTATTTCCTTCTATTTTATTGTAATAATAACTATTATCTTCAGAAATAACAGGACTATTGTAGCTAGCATCAAGTATATTTTGATTATTTAATTTAGGCTTAAAGGATTTAATTTTATTTCTTTCAAGAACTGGAGATTGGATTGTTATTCCAGTTAAAGTGTTAGTTCTAGTAGGAGTAAAATCCTTTAACATTTTAAATAAACTATTGTCAAAATACTTTACTAATTCAAAGAATCCCTTATAATCTAATCGTTTAGCACTTCCTGATATAGCCGCACTAGATGAGATAAATCTATTTTTTTGAGTATCTAATAGATTATAAGATGATGATTCGGCTAATCTAGGATCACCAATATAATCATCTAATGAAAATGTTGGGTTAGTTATAGCAATAGAAGATGATATTCGCTTGTTTAGTTCATTTTGTGGACTAAATGATAAATCTACAAAATGTAAGTCTGTTGATGCAAAATTATTTGAAGAGGTAGGGGATTGTTGTACTGATACAAATGGAGATAAAATACTACCTGTAATAGTATTATTTTGAATGGTTATTTTATCATTATCATATCCTTTAAGTAATCCAGATTTAGTTGTTCCTCCGAATTCTTTAGGAGAAAACACACTACCTGTAATTCCGAATGTAGTTATTAAGTTTTGTAATCCAACTGTAGTTCCTTTATTTTTTAATAATAAAGGAAGATTATGATATATTCGTTTATATAATTCAGATACTAAATCTTTTCGAGGAATATTATTTAAAAAACTACTAGTTACTGAAAACATTGAAGGGTCGGCATCATTGAAAATTACACTTCCACTATTTGTTCCTTCTATATAATTAGTAAAATCTTCTCCTCCCTTACTATTATATAAGGCAACACCCAATGAACGCAAAGTATCATATACAATATCTTTAGAAATACCTTTTTCTAAATTGTTATCAGCATTGTATAATTCATTAATTGATGTAATATAAATCCACACATTGTCAAAATAATGACCAATCATATCTACAAAATCATAATATGATTGATAATTATCAGGATCATTTTTTATATAGTTAGGAATTATATTATATAACCAATCTAAATTTTCTTCATCATAATTAGCAGCGGATGAGGTATATGAATTATACCATGTTGATGTACTTGGAGACGATAAAACAACATACCCACTAGAAGTAGTATCAAAAGTTAACGATAAAGTATTAATTCCTACAGTAGAAGATTGAGTTACTAATAACTCTCCAGACCCTGAATATATTGATATTACTTGAGGTAATTCATTTAAACTATGTGTAAAATTCCAAACTGGAGATTTAACAGGTTGGTAAAATAGTTTATTTATAAATCTATTAGTGTATGGTTTTAAATTAGTTGATTTTGGCCATGCTTTAGAACCAGATTCAAAATATAAATAATGTTCAAACCCATCAAATTTAGATATGATATCATCTATTTTTAATTTTAAAGATGAAGTTTCTTGATTAGATAAAAAAGAAGAACTATTAGAGGATAATATATTATTTATATTGCTATTATATGATTCTATTAATCCTAATTTATAATTAAAAACATCTAATCTTTTTTTAGCTGAACTAAAATGGATAAAGTTTTCAAATGATGTATAATCAATATTTAAATCATATGAATTATCATTTATATAATTTAATGCATTGTAATATGATGATCCAGTTAATGAAGATATAAGAGAAGAATAGTTTTCATATCCCGTTGGTAATATATTTTTTACATCAACTTCAATATCAAAATTAGGACGTCTTAATTTTGGGATAGGAGGTAAAACTATTAGTGTATCTAAATCAATATTAAATACATAGGGCTCAGTAATTTCTTCAACTACCCATAATGATGTTTTAACTTCAATAGAAGGATCTAAAGGCTCATATAATTTAAATAATACTGTTGAATTAGTATTATCGATTGCTATATTTACTGCTACTTGTTGTAAATTATTATTAAAATTTAATAAATATAATTTCTCATATGTAGAAGAATCAGAATCATTTATTAATATTTGAGATTGAGCAATTAAATCTTCAGCAGAAATAACTACAGAATTAACCCTAATTTCGGTCCTATCTTCTGATATTTCGTCAATAAATAAATCAGCATTAAAATCTGATATTTTTCTTTTAAAGAAATTGTATTGGGTTTTAAAAGTACCTGTAGTATATCCTAAATTAGTTAAATCGTTAATAGGGTCTATTTCAATTATAGGAAGTGTCTGATTAGAATTAGTTCCAATATATGAATCTGAAGGTAATTTGAAGTTACGGTAATTATAATCTATATATGATATGAAGTTAGACTCATCATATGCAAAAAATTCAATATAGTCATCTTGAAAACCAAATGACTGCTTTAGATTATTAGAAGCTAATAAATTAAGATCTTCAACCTTAAATCTAGATATTCGTTCAATATCTCCAATATTACCTATAATTTTAATATTATCAGCCATTATCTTTTATTTAATTCAGCTAAAGTTTTATTAGAAGCTAATAAATCATTTCTTAATACAGTTATTTCATTTAATAATGCTTGAATATCAGTTTCATCAGCTAATTTAATTCCTAAATATTCAGCAGCTCTATTCAGCATATATCTATGAGAATCTATATCTCCTTCTTTTGGAATTTGAATGAATAAATTTTCATAGAGTTGAAAGAAATCTTCAAGAGTAAATGATATAGCTTCTTGATTATCTAAATTATTAATTAATTGGCTAAAATTTCTATTAACTAATTTATTAAAATCACCTTTATTAAAAACAGATTTATCAAATGATATTTGAGCCATTATCTTATAACTTTAAAATAATTATTATCTTCAAATACTACGGTACTTCCACTAATTATAGATTTAATAACAATGGCATAATATCTTTCAGGTTGTAAACCATTCATATATAAATCAAAATAATTACCAGTTGTATTAGCAGATAATTTAGTATAAGTAGTATCAAAATCTATCACAAATTCTTCAGTTTTAATATCTTTAATAGCATAATATGAAGATGTTGGGAGGATTTTATTATTTAAATATACTGAAGATGTTTGGAATGTTCTTGTTGGAAATCTATCTCTAACATTTATTTTGAAACGATTTACTGAATCTTCTTGGAATTCGCCTTTATTATTAGATAAAGATATTGATATATTATCAGATTGAACTACAGATAATGAACCCGTATTATACACAAAATCATTCCATCTAAATTCTAAACATGGAGGATAGATAGTATGGGTATCAGCTGAAAAATATTTAGTCTCAAAAAATGAACTTGTTGAAAATTCTAATGATTTAGAATGTTTAATTATAAATCCATTTTGATAAAAACTGGAACTTATAGCATTAGTTATATCCAATTCAATATCTTTATTAGTAGCGTATGTAAATGATTGAGTAGCTACTAAATTACTCCCAGTAAACCAAACTCCTCCACCAACATTATTAGAATATGAAGATGTAACCCCATTAACAGCAGCATTAAATACACTACCACTCATCACATCCCGATAAAACCAACTTACACCATTAGTTGTAGCAGGAACATTTGCTGCTCTACCAGTACCCATATTCCAAGAACCTGAAATAGGGTGACAAAATAATGTATAGTCTAATGGAATTTCAGAAGCATTAGCCAAATATAATTTTAAGTATGCTTTATAATTAGATGATAATATTTTATTATTTAATACATCAGAAATCTGTGAATTAGGGAATGATAGTAAAGCTCTTGATACCTCAGCTGTGCTTAATATAGAATAATATAAACTAATATCTAATATTTCATCTAATCCAGCATTTTTTGTTGGAAAATAAGAATATATTGATGCGTCTTTTTCGGGAAATATTTTATATACAGCCATTTTTAATATGCGATTACTCTACCATTTATATCAATATCAGGAAATCTTACTTCAAATATACTAGGATCTATAGATGGATATACAATTCCATTTCTAGTAGCACTATATATATCATATCCGTATGGAGAATAATTTCCACCTTGCTTATTTACTATTTCAATTTTGCCTATAGATTGTACGCCAGGTACTTTTAATAAAAGCGAATTAATCTCCGATATTATAATAGGTTGATTAATCTGCCATGAGTCTATTGAAAAGTATGTTTTTAATGAAGATATGCAAGAAGATAATAATTCTTTACTATTATAACTTAAATCCCCAAATATTTCAAAATTTAATCCTATATTAATATAAAATGCGTCCTTAATGTTTATAGCATCAGTAATCATTCTATATTCATTAATATATGTTTTTAAATTTGATTTCAATGTTGAATTAGCATTAACTAATTGTTTAGATGAATTATACCCCAAAACATATAAATCTAAACTTAATGGATTATCTTTAATTAAATTTCCAATATTATTATAAGTTTCTTGAGTAATATATGCTTTAGATATACTTCCATATTGAGACGGTAAACTTAAAGTACGAACAATATAGTCTTCTTTAGTTACTGCTCTATTTTGAGATGAAAATGAATTTAAAGCATTTAATCTTATTTCTTCTATAGTATCACCACCTCTACCTCCAGTAGCAGGTATAGGATTATTACATACAATACTATCTAATACTGTATTTTGTAAATTAATATCTGATGGAGTAAATTTAAAGTCAATATTAGTTGTATCAATAGATGTTAATACATTAGCTTCTACATTAGAAGATAACCCACCTCCAGATAAATATTTAACTGTTAGTGTTGTATTTTGAGGAACTAATCCATAACTTTTAGTAAAAAATATAGAAGCTTTATTATAATCATCGATTTTATCAGATACACTTGATACCAATCCTAAATTTATATTATCTGGGGTTGGTAATATTGATACATCTGAAGAACCACTAGATATTCCAGCACCAAATTGTAATTCTAGTTTATTATCAGGTTTTAAACGAGTAACAAATCTTCTAGGTACTTTATTTAATGATAGTAAGTAATTAATTCCACCATCACTTCCAGAAGTAGGATTAATAGAAGAAGTAAACAATGTTTCTTGAGCTAAATATGGAACTTCATACCATCTATTTCCATCACTATCAGTAACATTTAATATTTGAATTATATTTTCATCTTCAATAGTAATAGAATTAAACTTTATAGAATCTGTAAAATCTATATCAATTGTATTAATATTAGCTGATATAGCATTAGTAGATTTTTTAATTAAGTAGTAATTATTATCAACAAATGATATCTCAGCAGAACTAGTATCTGAAAAATCGATAGCTGTAGTAGTTAAAAATTGTTGATTAGTTGTATTACTAGTTATAATAGTACTTTCAGGTACTCTAAGAGAATAAGATAAATCAGGAAATGAATTAGATCCACTAATTATACTGGGAAGAAGTTGATATATGTCGACTATAGTATTAGAAGCATATGATGCTTTAGGACGGTAACCGAATGAGTAAGCTAAATTATATAAACTTTCTTTTTCCTTAGCTAATAGTAAAAAATTCTCTTGAATTTGAGAATCAATATAAAATGAGGATACATCACCAACATAAGATGCCATTTCAATAAACATATTCCCGGGGGACGCTTCTGAAAAGTCATTATATATTGTAGGAAAATAACTTTTTGCAAATTCTTGAAGTGATAGTTTAAAATCACTAAAAGTTTTATTTACATATTTAATATTTTTATCCTCATTTATCATTGTAATTCGATTATAATATTATCCTGTTGTCCTGAAATATTTAATTTGTAATCTATTTTTATTAAAATTGAATTATTATCAGTATCAGGATTAATTTCTATATTAATAATAGTAATTTCAGGAATATAAATACCTACATTAGTTAATATTTGATTTTCTATCTTATAAAAAGTATTATCACTTATAGGTTCAAATAATAATCTAGGTAAATCAGCTCCAAATTCAGGATTTTCAATTCTTTCTCCTTTATATGTTAATAAAAGATTAATTAAATTAGATTTAATTTGTTCTTTAGTTGAATAAGTTTTAGGAAATACTCCCCCAGCATTAAAAGGTAAAGCTATACCTATAGATATATTCTTATCTAAATCTCTAGGATCTATTTTTATTACTTGAGGTATTGGCATATTTATTCGTTATATTGTCTCATTGCTGCTAAATCTTGAGGAGTCATAGTAGATGCTGTTTCAGCTATAATATCTAAATATGGATTTCCGGTTGATGGAGATTGGGGTTTAGAATAAGATTGTTGATGAGGAGTTGTTAATCCTATAGAAGCTGCTAAATTTTGTCTATATGCTACCATATCAACATCCTGAGTAGTGAAACTCATAGTTCTATTTTCTTGTATGGGAGTAGGTTTAACTTGTGATAGTTCTTCTCTTAGAACTTCACGAACAGCTTCTTTGATAAGTTTTTTAAATACGTCTACTTTCATGGTTATAAATATTAAGCTACGAGACCCTTTTGGTCTATTAATAATTTTAATTCTTCAGCTAATACATCAGGTTCTAAAGTAAACGAGTATGAACTTTGTAATACTTCTTGATCCAATCTATTCTTAGCTATCATATATCTACGTTTGTTGCCCTTTACTACAAATCTAGAATTAACTTCTTCACGTACAAAAAATCTAAATCCTTTATAATCATATCCTTCTAAATAACCCAACCCATTACCTAATATTTCTTTACTACTATATTGATCTAATAAATCTTCTATAGGATCTAAAGAATTTTTCGCATTAAATCTATCTTCAGCACTATTATTACTACTACTTAAAGAATCAGATGGATTACTTGTAGATGGATTAGGACCAGTATTTGATTCAGGTAGAAGAGATTCAGGATTATTAGTTAATAAATCATCTATAGGTAGTAATCTACTCTCTTGATAATCTAAATCTCTAAGTAATTCTGCTAAAATCTGAGATATAATTCCTAGTAAAACTACTAGTGCTAATTTAATATCTTCTAATTTTTTATCTTTATTAGCCGCTAACGTAGTAATACCTACAGTAGCAAAAGTAGTAGGAATTGGATTTATTTTAAATAATGCTAAGATTACATCAAGTATAGGAAGTAGTAATTGAACCACATCCACAATCTGTTTAATTTTTTTTAATCGTTCTCTATTTTGTCCTATAATTGTTTTAGCATTACTTACTAATAATCTTGCTTTTGTGATATCACCTTCATTTTGGATGTTACGAATAAAATCATTAACTCTATCTACTAAATTTTCAATTTTTTTATTACTTATAGTAGTATTAGCTATAATAAAATTAGATACCGCACCTAATGCTAAAATTATAGAAGTTGGATTAACTTTTGGTTTATTGCCAAATTTTACAAAATTTTTAGCAGCTTCCGATTTATCTAAAAGAAGTCGTTTTTTAGTTAAATAGTTTGTTTTTAATTGATTTAAATATGCTTTAGGTTGGTTTTGTAATTCTAAACGTTTAATATTTAAATTATCACCTAAAATTTTTAATTCGTCAGTACGAGAATTTTCTATTAGTTGGATTTTAATTCCTTTTTCAAATTCAGTTAAAGATTTATCTTTATTAACTTTAGATGAGGCTTTTCTTGCTCGTACTTCAACATCTAATATTTTATTACCTAAATCTTTTGATTCAGATATTAGTTTTGATATTGCTGCTGTTTTTGCTAATTCAAAGCTTTCCTTTAATGGACCGTTTTTTAAATCTAAATAACGTTTAGCATTACTAACTAAATTTTCTTTAGTTCCATTAGCTAATCCTTTAACATCTTCTTTTTTAGGAATTAATTTATCAAGTATCATATAGTATAGGATTTAGAAGATAATAAAGTTTGTAAATCCTGTGTTTCTGCTGTTATATAATTTAACGATGTTATTAATGACAATCCAGCTTTATTAACAGATATTAATGGAGTTCCTGGAGGAGTTGAAACTACTGATGATAACGCGGTTGATAGGTTTTTTAATTCTTTAATTATATGTGATAATAATTTTACAGTTTCATTACCTTTTAATAAAGGTTCAACTGCTATATTACCTAGTGGGTCTAATCCTAGAATAATTTTAGGAGCTTCTAATAATATATCTTTTGAAGAGTTTAAATAAATAGTATTAGATGAAGATAAACCAATTCCATTAGCATATAATAATATTTCATCATTTTTTGCATTTAATACTACTCTATCCCCAGATAATATAACTTGGGAATTAATATATAATTCAGGGGATATAGGATTAAATAACTTATTTGACTTTAAGGTTCTAATCCTTAAGGGAATTTTTTGAGTTGATGTAAGATATATAGATGATTTATCTATATTAGGATCTTCTACATACGGTTTAAGAGAATCAGGTTGAAAACCATGACCATTTGTAATTAATGTTATAGGATCACCATTACCCCCAGTAATACTCCAGAAATTCTCATTTGTATTATATTTTGTTGTACTTGAAAAACGTAAAGAATTTCCATTTCTACCTTCAAATATAGTATCTCCTTCAAAAGGAAGTAGTGGATTTATATTTGAATTTTCAGTAAATGTACCCCCCAATTTAATATCATTAGTTAAATTATTAGCTGGTTGGGAATTATGGTGATTATTATTCCATAGATTAATTACACTTATATAATATTTTTCATTTTTATATTGATTATCTTGGGTATCAGGAGATGGAAGATCAAATAATAATACTAATTCTTCTCGTAAAGGAATATGTTTTTGATTTGGGAAAAAATTTTTAGCTACTTTACAATCTATGAGCCTAACATTTGATGTATTTTTATTAGTTGGATAATCTAGATAAAATATAGTACCAACTCCTCCCCACTCTCCATATTTTTGAAATACTTCCTTACCAGGAGTATTTTCATCCATAATTACAGCAAAGACTTTACCAACTGAATATAAAGAATTATTAGAAATTGAAGTACCTCCTAGTTGATTACTTAAACTACCTCCAATACTAGCTCTTGCTGTCCTCATTTATTTTATTTTCTATTGGTTTATTTATACTATCACCAATTTTTTGGACTTCACCTCTAATTTGGTCTAGTTCAGCTTCACTTAAAAAATCATCAGAACCACCACCACTATTATTCATAGCACGTTGTACAATTCCAGCCATTTTAATTAATGAATCATCATTTTTAACAGATACATCAAGATACTCTTTAATCAACGGAACAACCATTAGAGCCGATTGAGTATCAGTTACTAATGGTTTAAGACTTGTAATTAAATCTTTTATTTGTTTTTCCTTTTCTCGAGAATTATCGTATATATTCTTTAAAAGATCAGAAAATGATTTCTGACCGAATATTTTTTGTTCAAAATCCATAATATTTATTTATTATAAATATATTTTTTTAGATTTTTACAAACCCTGTTTCGTAGTATTCGTTATATAAATTATAATATACTTTCTTTAATACTTTTATTACTTTAGTTATTTGAAAAGTATCAACATCAATCATCTCACGAATATAAATGTAAATAGCCTTTTTATTAAATATTTCTAAATTCTCACGTTTGCGAAATAGTTCTAAAATTACATCTGCTGTTTTTTGATCTTGGATTCTTGGGAAATATTTTTCAAGATAAGTATCCATATAGCAAACAAAATAGGAAATAAAATCATTCAAATCAGCATCATTATTAGACTCACGAACTAAATCTTCAACAATAACTTTATCTTCATCTACTTCTTCTAAAGTACCTTTACCTTTTATTTTTTTATAATTTTTTTCATTATAAATAATCAAATAACGTTTAGCAATAGTTCCGAAATAAGAATATGCTTTACCTTTAGATTGATCATATAAATGAAGTTTTTCTAAAAGAAAAGCTACTACCTCATGTTTTAACTCATTAATAGTATCAACATCAGTATAATAAAACTTAAATGTATGAATGATATTTTCTGCTAATTTATGAAAAGCATAATCAATGCGTTGATCAAATATATGATTACGATTATCTTGATCTTTAGAGGCTAAATATTCTATAATTGCTTCTTCAGTATCTGAAGTAAAATATAGAATTGATTTTTTAGGTTTACGTTTACGTATTGTTCCTTTTTTAGTTAAAAGTACCTCTTCTTCTGGAGGGGATATTAAATCCATATTAATTGTTTCGAGTTTTGAAAGAATTCAATTGTGTTTGAATTTCTTGTAATGTCTCAAAGAAAAAACCAATATCATCATCTGCTTTAAATGCTTGTGCAACTTCAGACTCCCCTATTTTTTTATTTGATAATTCTATAAGTTCAGAAATATTAGTAATATATTGATTTTGTATATCAACAATTTTTTCTAATTGTTCTGTTTTTAAAAATAAATTATAGCACGCATATGATACGGCTATAATTAATGTAATTAAAGTATATAATATAATTTCCATATTAATCAAAAAATGTATTCATAATGTCCTTTAAATTGGAATTTTCAGGGACATTTATTTGTACTGGTTTTTTATTAGGTTGAGAAATTGTTTGTTTTAATTGTTCAACCGGAGTTCCATTTAATTTATCTAACCATTCACGTTCAAATTCAATACGCGCTGCTAATAAATCAGCCTGATGGATAATAAACGGTAATGATGTACGTAACTTAGTTTCTGGGCCCCACGATAGTAAATAAGATTTATTTGATTCATCATATAAACCATCATGTAGTTTAATAGCTAACCACTCATTTTTAGAAACTTCAATACCTAATTGAGATAATAACCATAATCCACGATCTGGAACAGTCATATAATCCATCTGAGTATTGAAAGTATAAATTTCACCTCTATTTTTTATATGCCATTCAGACGGATTTGGCAGAACAGCCTCGTGTTCGAATGTACCAAATTTACCTAAATCATGATTTAAAGCAGAAAATACTACCTCTTCAGTAGTATATGTAGGTTTAACATCAAATTTTCTCCAAATCGAATCTATCTCCAAACTAGCTGATACCACACGATTAACATGTTCGATATACCCTCCAGGGAAACAATTGTGATATTGCGGTTTATGTGATGCAGGTAATAATATAAAGCGTTCTTCATATTTATTATAAAAATCAATTAACCGTTTTTGACGATCACCAATAATATATTGTTCAATATAACCTAAAAATTGTTGCCAGTTTTCTAGCAATTGTTCTTCATTTAACATAACCTATTTTATTTTAATTAAACGTATGATGAAAACTCATCATGTTCTAAAGAAACAGTTGAGCGTAAATCCTCAATTTTTTCCTTCATATCACTTAATGTTTGTAATAACGAGTCAGAACTCTCACCTCGTGAAAGTTGAAAATCCAATGTACGGTTTAGATTTTCTAATTGATTTATTTTATTTAAAACTTGTTCCTTATACCTCATATTCTAATACATTTATACGTATATACGCGTTTGGTTAATGTTTGCAAACGTTTGCAACGTTTTGCGTTTATTTTCTAATCGTTTGGGTTTCAAACTACCCCAACGTTTAAATATACGTGAGACAGTTTTGGTGCCAAATTACTTCTTGGATTTCTTTAATAATTTTTTAGATTCCTTAATCATTTCTTGCAAATCAATTGCTCTAAATGGAAATGAAAAATACTTGTTTTCCTCAGCATTTTTTAAAATATCATCCTCTTGTGGATCATCCGTAATAAAAAATGTAAATTGAGCCTTTCCAGGCATTGCGTCTAGTAAATCGGTTGAAGAAATTTCACGATCCAAACCATTATCTTTAAATAAAGTATTTACACCGTTTACAAAAGCTGCTTTATTAGCATCTTTAAATAGATATGTTGCCATATTAAAATTTTATTTGTTTAATAATAAATATATAAATTGATAATTTACGCGAGATCCTCGTTAGGTATGCCTAAAACTTTAAAAATCACGTCACGCGCAACCGTAAAATTTACCGCAAAACCTTCGCGATTATCCTCTACTCTATAATCTGAAAGTAAATCATGGATTTCTTGTTCGGCTACATAAGGATTCTGGGTAAACCAAAAATCACGTACTTGCCATGGTGTAATAACACCCGTAGCAGAATTAATCTCATTTAAACGGTCGGCAACCGAACGCTCAGTAAATCCAATTTTAAAAATTCCGGGCACCGATGTATTTTGTAGAATATAGATGTGACCCGTAGTAAATGGTGATTTTTTAGAACCATATTTTTTCTTAAAATAGCGCACATTCCACGCATTATTTCCATCATCGACAAAGTCGTAACCTTTAGCTGACCGTACGTTATCTCGCACTTGTTGAGCGTTCATCTCGTAGAATTCGGATGTATCCTTACCCGTTAAATTTTCCATTTTATGTTTATTTATTTTTTCATAACCTGGGAATGTGGTGAGGACATTCTGTATATACAAGTTGATTTCCAAAAATTCTCGTAAAGGTTAAAATTTGAAATCTCGGATTTTTATCCCAAAAGGGTTATTTTGGAATTTGAAATTTCCTCATTATGTTTATAATATTGAAACGTTCATTGAAATATTGATTATATTTGTATATACGAGATGTGGGGTGTAAAGTCGTTTACGTGTTGAGAGTGTGTGGTATTAAGACACGCACCCATACGCCGCGCGTAAGGACCGCGGCCAGCGTGGGAGCAATCCGCGCACGAGTCGCGGTCGACCCGCTATCGACCGTCTCTTTTGAAATTTTTTTAGTACACGCGATTTTTTTGTAGTACACGGGAAGCCGCACGTCTTTTTGCGACATGCGGATCCGTGCGAGAGGGAATATATAATTGGGTGAATTATCGAACTTTTGTGTAATACGTCACATTTCCAGCCTCATCCATATAATATGCGTGAACATGCTGCTCGATTTGGTATTTGGCGATACGGTGGATAGAGCTGAATTGTACTTGCTTATATTGACGTGATTTTGGATTTGCTAATTTGGTCATGTATTATTTGATTGAGTGTGATTACTTAGACGGATTGAATGGGTAGTAGCTTATTCAGCTACCACCTTTGACTTAACCTTGGTCTTAGCCTTAGTAGGCACTTCAATCACAATCGCTTTAGGGCGTCCTAACTTTAATGTCCCATTTGCACGACGAGCTTCTAAATC